AAGAGACTTCAATCTCGATGTCGCTGAGATAATCGAGGAAGCGTATGAGCGGTGTGGGCTAGAGGTTCGCACAGGTTATGACGCCCGTACTGCACGTCGGTCTTTGAACTTGATGTTTGCTGAGTGGGCGAACCGTGGGTTAAACCTTTGGACGGTGAAACATGCTTTTGTTACTGTGACAAAAGGCGTGTCCGAGTACCCCTTGGAGTCAGACGTTGTAGATTTATTGGACGTTGTGCTGCGAAGAGATAACACGGATTATGAGGTCCAGCGCATCAGTCGAGGCGACTATGCTACTTTGCCTAATAAAACTACTGAAGGTAGACCGAGCCAGTTTTGGTTAGATCGTCAGATTGCTCCTAAGTTATATCTTTGGTCTGTTCCTGAAAACTCTACCGACCAGATCCGCTACTATTATGTCCGCAGAATTGAAGACGCAGACGATCTAGTGAACACGACGGACATGCCGTTCCGTTTTTATCCTTGTATGGCGGCGGGCTTGGCCTATTACATGGCGGTTAAACGTGCGCCAGATCGGGTTCAGATGTTAAAGACGATCTATGAAGAAGAGTTCCAACGTGCTGCGGACGAGGATCAAGGTCGTACTCCGTTGAAACTACAACCTAGTTTAAGTTACTTGAGGGTCTAATGCCTTACGCTGCGGGGAAAAAAGCCTGGGGAATATCTGATCGGTCTGGGCGCCGTTACCGTCTTCGTGAGATGAAGGTGGAGTGGACGGGTGCCAAGGTTGGGCCTGATGAGTTCGACCCCAAGCAGCCGCAACTGTCTCCACCAAAAGCTTTTCCAGATCCGCAAGCACTAATGAACCCTCGCCCAGAGTCGGGATTGGTGGAGCAACGCGCCATACAGTGGGGATGGAACCCTGTTGGGTTTTACGAGATCCCCGGTATAACGCCCCCTAATAACTTAGTCGCTGTTGGTGAAGCAGGCATAGTAACAGTGGAGACATCATGAGTTTTACATACGGTGAGTTGAAGCAGGCTATTGAAGATTATACGGAATACTCGGAGACGGGGTTCGTAGCCAATATTCCTTTGTTCATTCGATTGTCAGAAGAACGTATCTTAAAGAACGTACAACTTAGTTTGTTTCGTAAAAATGCTAACGCATCTCTTACCCAGGCATACCAGTACTTACGAGTTCCTGACGATTTCTTAGCTCCGTTTTCTTTAAGTTTAAGAACGGCTACGGGGAACCCTATTGTTTTTGGCGACACGTTTTTTGCTGAGTTCAAAGACCCAAGCTTTGTGCAGACATACACCCCAGACGCGACTACAACGGGTATTCCTAAGTATTATTGCCAGTTTGATGTTACTAACTTTTTGTTAGCACCGACGCCTGATGTGGCGTACACCGCTGAACTTCATTACTTCTACAGACCTAACAGTCTTACACAAGGTACTGACACAGAGAAGACTTGGCTCAGTACAAATGCGGAGATGGCGTTGTTGTACGGCGCATTAATCGAGGCGTACATTTACATGAAGGGTGAGCAGGACGTTATGGCTATGTATAATAGCCGCTTCCAAGAAGCCATGATTGGTGTTAAGATGCTTGGAGAAGCCAAAGAAGTTACAGACGAGTACCGCACAGGCAAAGTAATAAGGTCTAAAGAATGATGAACAGTCTTAGTTTTGATTTACCTCGTGAAGAGAGTGTGGTGTCCGTAAAGTCTACTAACGGACGGGGGTTTACTCCTGAAGAACTTGCGGAAGATTGCGTTGGCAAAATAATCTCTGTGTCTGATACGGCTTTGCCAGGGATTAGAGACCAAGCTCGTGCGTTTGAGCGTCACATAGAAAAAACAGTGGCGTATTACATGCGTCAAGCTATACAAAGTGACCGTACTACAGTTTACAACGCCCTTATAGATGCAGGGCATCCACAACTTGCTGAACTTATAAGGAGACTTTAAAATGGCCTTCAGCGGAAACTTCATGTGTACATCGTTCAAGAAAGAACTGTTGTCCGCAACACACAATTTCTCCACTTCTGGTGGGGACACGTTTCAGATAGCCCTGTATACAAACAGTGCTTCTTTTAACGCTGCTACTACTGCTGCTCCGTTTGGCAACAGTAACAACGAAGTAGCTACGTCTGGAACGTACACTACAGGTGGCCCTGCTGGCAGTACTAGCACGAATAGTTTGACTCCATCGAGCAGTATGCCTTCGTCCTCTGGAACCACAGCGTTTACTGACTTTGCGGACAAGACATTTACGTCTGCAACGATTACGGCTCGTGGCGCGTTGATCTACAATAGTTCGGCTGGTGCTGGATCGAACACAGCAAACTGTGTTTTGGTGTTAGATTTTGGTTCGGACAAATCTTCTACTTCTGGAGATTTTAAGATTGTTATGCCAAGCCCTGATGCTTCAAACGCTCTAATAAGAATCGCGTAAGGTTGGAGAGTTGATATGGTAGTACTTGTAAATAGAGCTAAAATGACCACCAGTACCACAGGTACTGGAACGATTACTCTTGGCAGTGCAACCAGCGGCTTCCAAAGCTTTGCGGCGGCTGGAGTTTCTAATGGGAACTCTGTTCGATACTGCATAGAGGATGGGTCTTCTGCGTTTGAAATAGGCACAGGAACCTACACTGCTTCTGGCACTACATTAAGTCGCTCTGTTCTTGAAAGCAGCAATAGTGACAATGCTTTGAGTTTATCTGGCTCTGCTGTTGTGTTTATCACAGCAATTGCCACAGACATTCAGGACATTGTGAATGACGTAACTCCACAGCTAGGCGGAAACTTAGACACTAATCAGTTTGATATTATTACAGTATCAAACAGAGATTTGGATCTGGCTCCGAATGGCACAGGTAAGGTTGTCCTTCGCGGTAACAACAACTCTGGTCGCGTAATCTTTAACTGTGAGTCTAACACTCACGGGGTAACTCTTTCTGGTCCGCCCCATTCAGCTAATGCTACTTATGCTTTGGAGTTACCAAACGCGGTTGGTTCGGCGGGTCAGGCATTGCTGGCGTCTAATGGTTCGGGCAAGTTGGAGTTTGGTACGGCTGGTATATCAACAGGAAAAAGTATTGCGATGGCGATGGTCTTCGGCTAGTCCATTGATTTTAAAGGAGAAATAAAATGGCAAATCCGAACATTGTTGCAGTCAGCAGTATATATGCGAATACCGCAGTAGATGCGGATGTAGCGGCCTCTGCGGTTAGTCTACTTACTGCGGCATCGAACAAGGTTTTAAAGGTAAACAGTCTTGTTATTACCAATATAGACGGTGTTAACGCAGCGGACATATCGGTTTGGGTAACTCGCAGTGGAGTAGATTACTACATAGCAAAAACTATATCGGTTCCCGCAGACACAGTTCTAGTTCCTATAGATAAAAACATAGGGTTTTATCTAGTAGAGGGCGACATTCTTAAAATCCAAGCAAGCGTGGCAGGCGATTTAGCAGCGACTTGTTCTTATGAAGAAATAGATGACGCATAGGATTTACAATGAAGTATGTTGGAAACGTCCAATCTCAAGCTAACTCGGAAGTCTACGCTACGGCCTCTGGTGCGTTGCCTAATGGTAAGCCTGTTGTGGTTAATAGCAATGGGACGGTTAGTGTTATTGCAGGAATTGCCGCAGGCGTTGGTTCAGCGGTAACTTTTAACAATGCTAATACTTTTGATACGTCATCTGTTTTTGACAGCAACTCCAATAAAGTTATTGTGGCTTACAGGGACGTAGGTCAAAGTCAACATGGGTATGCGGTTGTTGGCACGGTAAGCGGTACTTCTATCTCCTTTGGAACGCCCGTTGAGTTTGAAAATGCTGTTATTGCTTCTGTCGGAATCGGTTTTGACAGTAATTTAAATAAAGTTCTTATTGTCTATAAAGACGAAGGCAACAGTAACTATGGTACATCAATTGTGGGAACTGTATCAGGTACAAACATATCTTTTGGAACTCCCGTAGTTTATAGTAGTGCTAATACAAGCTCTCAAACTGCAACATTTGACAGTAACTCTAACAAAATGGTGGTGGCTTATAAAGAAGGCGCAAAAGTTGGAACCATATCAGGTACGGGTATTTCATATGGTTCTGCCGCAACTTTTTCTCCTTCT